GATTTGACCACTTTCTCTTGCTTGAATTTGATCTATGGTTACATTACCACCAAAAAGATTAAGTGCTGATCCTGCCAATTGTTTTGTAAGAAGACCTATTGCAGTTTCCGCAGTTAAACCTGATGCGGCTAATGCACCCTTGCCTGAGACTTCTAATTGCTTGATTGCCCCTTTAAAGTCATTCTTTCCTAGAAACTCCCCTATTTTTTCCATAACGTCCATACCGAGTCCCAGACCAGCACCAACCAAGGTATTCATAGTGTCATCACTATAATTAACTGTGTTTCCGTCTTGCACATTTGACGGCACTGGGAGTAAAACAGTTCCTAAAGGTTCTTTATTCGTATTTCTTCGAAATCCTTCTTGAGCGTCTCTAGTATAACTTTGGAAGGTAGTAATTTTAGTTTCGCTTTCAACTGTTTCCTGATATGGAACAGTTATTTTGCCTTTACTTACCACCCCACTTGCATCAATTACTGTTTCGTCGTATTCATTACTTTTAGTTATAGTGTCCGTTAGTGCTCTCGTTCCTTCTCCTCGCGCTATAGGAACATAGTCCATCATATCAATCTGTAGATAATCAGTACCATCCACAAACATTGTATATGGATATCGAAGAATATTTAAACCATTAAATCTCTTTCTACGATTACTTACAGCGGTCATTACATAACTACTTTCGTTTCCATATTTATTTAGTCACCAATTTGGCATAGTTTATATTTTTTAGATCATCAAACTCATCAATATCAACAATATAGAGTTGTCCTGCCAATTCTGACCATGTATATGCTCTAGATTGTCCCCAATGAAAATTAATACCAACAAATCCCCACTGATAAACTCCGGTGCAGGCAACTAGTGGATGTTGATCATATGTAATGTTAGGAGTCTTGGCATTATAGACAAAAGTATAATACCCACCAACATCAGGGACGGGCGTGACTGTTCTGTTGAGAGCACTCATGATTTCCATCATCTGCTCTTCAGGGTCAGTCATATTAATAATATCATCTTTAATTCTTTCGATACGATTCATCTAATTCCTAACTCATCTTCTGTAAGAATTTTAAACTCCCACTGTCTATCTTCACAGAACTCTCTTGCTGCTTTCCACTTTGCCTGATTCTTGGCATACTCACAAACTTCATAGATGTATCCCTTCGTCTTTCTTTTCTGAACTTTGGGTTCAATACATTGTTTCTTTGGTTTGATTTCAATCACATATTTTTTAATCTTTCCACCTTTTTCTACAACTTTGATATAAAAGTCCGGAAAGTATCTATGATATCTATTATCAATTGGTGAGACATATGGTAGTGCAATCTCTTCACTTCCCCATTCTAATATATTCTCATTACTATCACAATATTTCATGAACTTTAATTCCCATAAAGATCTATAGATGATATTGGTATGATCACCTCTATACTTGTTAGGATATGAAGGACGATATTTTCCCTTATAAGACATCTAAATAACTAATAATATAGGACTCTCATAAGGTATTTAGAGTGGCAAATAGAATAGTCAAAAAATTCTCTATGAGGAGTATGAGAGAGGTAGTAGGAGACCTTTCTCAAACTAATCATTATATGGTCAGTTTTTCTACTTTGAATAATACTCTTATGAGTTATATTCAAACGAAAATAGGTTTTCAGGAAGATGTAAGATTATTTTTATCAAGAAAAACTGGTCTTCTTTGTTCCGAAGCATCACTACCAACAAGTTCACTTGCAACCGGAGAGGTTCGAGATAATTTTATGGGAATTCCTCAAGAATTTGCCCATACTCGTTTATATACTGATATTGATTTCACATTTTATGTTGATACTAATTATGTCAACTTAAGAATATTTGAATCATGGATGGATTATATTTCTGGTGGTAGTGGAGCAGATGAATTAACTGAAAATTATTATAGGAGAATGACATACCCAAGCACTTATAAAGTTCAAACGATGTTCATCTCAAAGTTTGAAAAGGATTTCAACTCTCAAATAGATTATCAGTTCATTAATGCATTTCCAAAATTAGTCACGGCGATTCCGGTTGCTTATGGTGCCGCAGATTTATTAAAAGTAACCGTGCAATTTTCATATGATCGATATATTGTAAATCCCAGAGGATCAATCAAAAAAGCAAATATAAGTGAATTTAGTGATATTCCTCGTATAGCAAATGATGTAGCACCAACGCAAGGTTTGGAAGTGAGAGATAAGAAAGTTGTAGTTGCAAATCCTGAAGGAGGCACTGCGGCAACTCCCCAGGATGCAGCACCACCTGGTGTCCCGGAACAAAATGATAATACTGAAACTCCCCCACCTGTAACTCCACCTGTAACTCCACCTGGAGGAGGTCCACCTCCTCCTCCTACGAAGGAAAGAACCGCAGGTGATCAGGCAGTAACACAAAATACATCCAATCTTAACTATGGAATTCCCAATGGGGGAGAAAGATTCTTCACAGGATCCGATGGTAAGGGTTATAGAGCCAAACGTTTCGGTAATAATGTTGTAATCTATTCAGACTATAAAGGTATTGGAAACTTTGGAAACTTGTTTGATAAAGAAATTACATCTACAAAAACTAGAACAACAACTGGTAATGGTTGGCTTTGGAATGATCTTAAAAATGTATCTGAAAAGGGAGGATTAACCGGAAGTAATTTTAGAGATTCTCTAAGTTTCTAATAAAATAACCCCCATAAATAAAATTACTGACTTGTATTACACATACTATGCCTTTACCCAAGATTAATACACCGACCTATGAGTTGGTGTTGCCTTCTACCGGAAAGAAGATTAAATATAGACCTTTCCTTGTAAGAGAAGAAAAAATTCTTATTATGGCAATGGAATCTGAAGACATGAATCAGATTACCAGTGCGATCATTCAAATCATTAGTGATTGTCTTCTTGCAAAAGATATTAAAGTAGAATCTTTGGCAACTTTTGATATGGAATATTTGTTTTTGAATATTCGTGCAAAGTCTGTTGGTGAAACAGTAGAGGTTAATGTGACTTGTCCTGATGATGGGGAAACTCAAGTTGAGATGTCAATCAATATTGATGACATCAAAGTTAAAAAAACTAGAGGACATAAGAATATTGTCAAACTTGATGACAATCTCTCGATGAAACTTAAGTATCCATCACTCGATCAATTTATTGAAAACAATTTTGATACTGGTGAATCATCTAATGAGATTTCTCAATCACTTTCAATGATTACTTCTTGTATTGAAATGGTTTATAATGAAGAAGAAAGTTGGGAAGCATCCGATTGCACCACGGAAGAACTAAATGATTTTGTGGAGCAAATGAATACCAAACAATTCAAACAGATTGAGAATTTTTTCACCACAATGCCAAAATTATCACATAAAATTGCGGTTAAAAATCCAAAAACTGGTGTAGAGTCTGAAGTTCTCCTTGAAGGGTTAGCAGCTTTTTTCAGTTAAGTATGGCTCATACCAATCTTGAGTCATACTTTAAGATTAATTTTGCTTTGATTCAGCATCATAAATATTCATTAACAGAGATTGAAAACATGATTCCTTGGGAGAAGGACATTTATCTGGCACTACTTCAACAGTACATTGAAGAAGAAAACTTAAAGGCACAACAAAAGAGTGGAAACTAATCTAGGGCAGCAAACACCAAAACTAAATGTCACGAATGTCTCATCGGCAGTATTCGGAAAGGATGGTTCTGCTTTAGGCGAAGAAAGTAAAATTGGTAAACTTTCTCGTATCGTAAGAACCACTCGTCTTAAAGTAAATCAGGTTGAAAAAATTCTTCCAGAGCATCAGCAATTAATTGGTTCAAATGCAACAAAAATTAAATCAAATACTGAAAACATAAAAATTAATGCAGATAAAATTACACGACTGAAGAAAATACTTCAAAACCAAAAAAGTGATATAGGAAAAAAATTACCAGACAGCACAGAAAAGAAAGATAAGGCACAATTAAATACTACACTATCAGAAACCAATAGAATTCTTGTAGAAATTCAAAAGCAACTTGCACAGGATTTTGGTGCAAGAGAGCAAGAAGCAAAAGAAGAAAGTGAAGATGCAAAAGAAGCAACATCTAAACAAAGATTTAAACGAGAAGAAACTGCACTAGAAAAATCTGCAAAATCTATAGTTTCTACGGCCAAAAAAGCAACTAAAAAAGTTGCATCTCCTCTTGGAAATATTTTTCAAAAAATATTAGCGTTCATAGGAATTCTTGGTAAAGGTATAGCACTTAATGCTGCTTTTGCATGGTTCCAAGATCCAGAAAATCAGAAAAAAATAACTAAGTTTTTTAATATTTTAAAAGAAAACTGGAAGTTACTGCGAAATATATTTTTGACTGTTGTTGCTGCTGGTGTAATAATAAAAGTGGTAGGTGCTCTCACAGCGATAGGAGGTGTCCTTGCATTTTTAGCTAATCCAGTAGTACTAGCTTCATTAGCACTTCTTCTTGGAGCTTTATCTATTCCATTTATTATGGATAAAATTAGTGCGGACGAGAGAAAAAAAACATTTGGTGAAGGGAATATGGATAAAGGACTTTTTGTTACTCGGGCATTGAATAATTATGGAAGAAAGGCTACTAAAAAAAATAGAGAAGAAAACCTGTCGGATCAGGAACAAAGAGAATATTTGATGTTGCAAAATTATAATAAAATGCTACAGGATAGGCAAAGAGCCAATCAAGACTTGTTTGCCGCAAGAAAAAATAAAAAAGGTGCAGAGGTTATTTCTGGTTTAGAGCAACGACTTCAAGGTATTGACAAAGATTTAACTATGTTTGAGCGTGGAGAGGGGGGAGTTAAGATTCAGGGGCAAACTGTGGGAAAACTTTTTGAAGTTTTTAAAGCAACCGGACTTGTGCCACAAACTTCTTTATCCAAGTCGGGATTACAATATAGAGCAGAGGGTGGTCCTGTAATGGCAGGAAATACATATCTAGTAGGAGAAAACGGACCAGAATTATTCTCTCCAAATATTGATGGATCTATTGTCAATAATATGAGAACAGAGAAAATATATCAAATGCTTGCATCAGGAAAGAAGGGTAGAACTAGAATTGTAAATTTACCACCACAAGTAATTGAAGGTCCAAAACCAGAGGTAAATGTGAATCAAGGTCCTGCAACTAAAGCACCCACAATATCAAGTTCTAATCCGTTCGATGGTTCGAGATTAGTAACCCCTGAAATTTACGGAATATCGGTGTAGTATTATGCCTTTACCTCTATTAGGACTAGCATTAGGAGCAGGAAAAGCAATAGTCGGCGGAGTAGCAAAGGCAACTTCTGTAGGTGCAAAAGTTGCTGTATCTGGAGCAAAAGTTGGTGCCAAAGCATCGGTATCAACGGGTAAATTTTTTGCAAAGAGTGGTGCTAGAGTTGCTCGTGGTGGCGTTAAAATTGCAAGACAAGGTGGTAAACAAGTTGTAAAAGGTTCAAAATTTTTCAAAAAGAAAGTTGTTGGTGGCATCACAAAAAGATTAAAACAAAATGCAACTAATCTTCGAGATTCTCTCAAAAAAGCAAATAAAAATCAGGATAAATTGAGAACCAAGAAGCAACAGAGAGAGGAAAAAACAAAAAGTCTTAATAAGAAAAGAGAAAAAGAAAAAGAATTAGAGTCAAAACAATCTAATGCTCGTGGAAATAAACTTAAAAATCTTTTGGCAAAAGCTCCTTTAGGTATTTTTGATAAATTATTTTCTCTTGGTGGATTATTGCTTGGTGGCATTCTTATTAATGCAGCACAGGGTCTTATAGAGAAAGGCAAAAAGTTCATGAAAGACAACAAAGAACTTTTTGATACTATTGGAAACTTTTTAACTGGTGTAAAAGATGGTGTTGTTGGATTCTTTGACTCTTTTACTGGATCATATGCAAAAGAAAATGCCTTTGATGATTTTGCAAAATTTAGTGATGATGGCACATTACAAAGTGGTAAACTCAAAGATGTGGCAGATATCTATAATGGTTTTGGTGACTTCATTAATAAAATTGAAAAAGTATTGGGTGGAAAAGGAACCACAGGTAATTTTTTAAAAACGGGTACAGTTCTTGCAAAACAGGGTGGTAAAACAGGGACCAAAAATTTAACCACCGGAGAATTTACACCGAGAGCATTTACTAAAGAAGAACAAGAAAGATTTGATAGAATGCAAAGTGGTGGATCTGCATCAGCACAACCAGCAGAAGCAGGTAAAGAAGATCAATTATCCTATGATAAATCAACAGGACCAGCTGATCCTGCTCACGGTGCCGGATCTAATAGTCCCCAAAGTAAAACTGGATTTGTTTCAGGAGCAGGTAATACAGGTAGAAAAATATTTTTACATTGGAGTGCCGGTAGTTATACTAATGCATATAATGCATATCATTCAATAGCTCTGGGTGATGGTAGTATTGTTCGACATACTCCATATGATCAAGATAAATATGCTCATACTAAAGGGGCAAATAAAGGTAGTGTCGGATTGGCAATTGCTGCAATGGGAGGTAAAGGTGTTGGTGAAAATAATTTTGGAGCATTCCCTCCAACAAAGAAACAACTTGATGCCATGGTTTATGAAGCAGCAAGACTTGCCGTTGATTGGGGATGGTCAGAGGCAACAATCGATTCAAATGTTCGCACTCATGGAGAATGGGAAAGGTATGCAACAAGAAATAATTTACTTCCCGGAAGACCTCAAAGATGGGATGTAGATAAGTTAAGGCAATCTGATCCAAACGTAGATACGAGTAAGATATTAAGTGGTGGTGGAAATGAACTTCGCCAAAGAATAAAAGCAACTTTCAAACTAATAAAGCAACAAGCAAACATATCATCTTCAACAGTTCCAACTGCCGCTGATATATCACCCACTGAAAATCAAACTCTAACAGCAAGTGCAATAAGTCAAGAGGATGATGTGGAAAATACGATCTTTGTACAAACAGTTGTTAAAAATAATTATATTCCAGTCCCGACAACAACCTTAACATAATATAAAATGTCACAAGCAGCAGCAGCATCAAAATACGAAATCATGTCAATCTCTAGTGAAAGAGGTGAAGTTTTTATAGGAGGAAAAGTTGTTGCCTTTGATTATTATGAGAGCATACTGTCTCCGAATATAACGGCAAATATGATAGTCGTGGATAGTGGTGGTTCTGCTTCATATGATAGTAAGTATGATCCGCAAGAAAGAGCCGGTACAATTTATAACGCATTTCCAATTAAAGGAAGAGAAAAGGTAAAATTCAAAATTAAATCTGCATTAGGAACACTTGATTTTACAAATAGATCCTTATTTGTAAATGGTGTTAGTAATCCAGATCAAAATTCTCAAAGGGAATCAATTTTATTAAGTCTGTTTTCTGAAGGAGCAAAACTTAATTTAGAATCAACTGTAATAAGAAAATATGATGGAAACATTGGACAATCTGTCAATAATATTTTAAATGAGTTTGTAATTTCAAAAAGTGAGTTTGTGAAATTGAATTCTGTCAATATACAACCTACTGCTAATGCATATAATTTTGTCGGCAACAGTAAATCTGCTTTTGAAGTCATTTGCAATCTTGGATCAAAATCTATTAATGGAAAAGATAGTGCTGGATTTTTGTTTTTTGAAACTCAGGATGGATTTAATTTTAAATCCATCGATAATTTAATTTCCACTAAACCTAAAGCAAGATACTATAAAGGAGAGGGGTTAATAGGATCAATATCAAGTAATCGTGATAATTTAAAAATTTTATCTTCTGTTATTAGAAAAAATCAAAATGTTTTGAATGCTTTAAATCAAGGAGTTTATTATTCGAGAAACATTTTTTTCAATCCAAAAACTTTTGAAGAAACTGAAATTGAATATAGATTTACTGAAGGTAAATTGGTAAAGTCTCTAGGAAAATCAGCAGAGGCACCCGATATAAACGCATATACTAAAACAAATTATAATATATTAGATATTGGCACACTTGAACAAACTGTCGCGGGTGGTGATAATAATGATCCGAAAGATTATCGGGCACAGGCAGCAATGAGATATAATATATTATTCAGTCAATTGATTGATATTCAAGTTCCGTGTAATCCAAATCTGAGGGCAGGAGACACAATTCACTGTGATTTTGAAATTATTACACAATCAAAGAAAGTGCAAGGTTTTGAAGATCCTGTTCAAAGTGGTAAATACTTAATAGTTGATTTATGTCATCATTATGAACCAACAAGATCTATCACATCACTGACACTGGCTCGTGATAGTTATGGTCTTTATACTACTAAAAACGAATCATGAAAAGCGCATCATTACCACAAGGATTTTTTCTGGGACAAATTCCACCCAATTGGAATGAATATCTGCGAGCTTCATCATGGAAAGATGCACATAACAATAGAGTAAAAGTTAGAATACCCGGAAAACATTCCAAAGGTGATGAAGTATGTGATAAAGATTTACCTTGGGCTATTGTAGAACAATCGACTTCGAGTGGAAACTTAAATGGTTCATCCGTTGGATTGTGGGGTGGTGAATGGGTAACCGGATATTTTTTAGATAAAGATGAACAACTTCCAGTAATCACTGGAGTTCTGGGTGTTAATACTATAGAAGAAGGAAAAATAAGTGAATCTGCATGTAGCACACAATTTAAACCTGTCAAAAGATTTAATAGTGGTTTGGTGGCACAAGCATATCAGATGAGGGGTGGAAGTAAACCAACCAAACCCGCCGAAATAGATAAAAAAACTATAAAGGAAGCAACGCAAAGTTCGCCCCCAGCACCAGAACCACCTATTGTGGCACCAGCATTTGCACCAGTTAATCCTGATGAAGTAGCATGACTTTCATTACCACATGGACTATAAATACGAGCATAAGGAGGTGAATCAATAAATGTCAATTCCACAAAACGCACAAAATATTGTGTCCCAAATGGGATTCTCCCAAGAAGAATGGGATTTATACAGAGAAGCTATTGCTAAAATAGAATCTCGGGGAAGTGGTGGATATAGTGCTGTTGGAGGTTCTGGTGGTGCATATGACGGAAAATATCAATTAGGATCTTTAGCTAAACAAGATGCTGCGAGAATTGCTGGTGTTCGTAATCCCGGAGATAGTTCTGCAGGAAGACAATCTTTTCGAAGTAATCCAACCCAACAAGAGTTATTTTTTGCAGCATATACAAAAGCAAACTTTGGTTATTTAAGTAGCAATTCAAAATTTGTAAATGCAAGTCCAGAAAAAAAACTTGAGATACTTGGATACGCTCATAATCAGGGATGGGATGGTGCTAATAATTTTCTGAACACTGGTGAAGTTGGTGCGGATGGATTTGGAACAAAGGGAACAAAATATACACAAGAAGTAGCAAAGGCATTTAGAAGAAGAGGAAGATTACCTTCAACATCAAGTTCATCGACATCAGATTCATCAACATCAGATTCATCACAAGAAACAGCAAAAATAAACTATGGGGCAATTACAAAAAAAATAACAGTACCAAAGGAGGTTAGTCCAGAAGCATTATCTGCCATAAATTCTATAAATTCAAAAAAAGATGAAATTGCCGAACTAATAGCAGAACAAGGAGGAGACGAAAAAGCTTTTGAGAATTGGCCTGCTGAGGCAAAGGAAGAGTATAATAAAAAATTAACAGAATTAACACAACTAGAATTAGACTTTAGAAAATTAACAAAAACTGATGCCTCTGCTAATTGTATTGCACGAGATACTATAGGAAAAACATGGACCTTTATAGATTCTCCCGACTGTACACAACTTAAGTTTTCTGCTGCACAAAGGAAAGCAGTTGGAGAACTCAATAAACCCGTGGATTTACCGGATCCATGTGGACAAGGTGATTTGGCCAAAATTAACACCTCATTATTAAAATTTTTCAATGATCTCAAAGCAATAAGACAATTCGGAGACACTTATATTAATAGCACAGTTAATGAAATATACAGAGTTACAAATTTAGTCAGAAATACGGCATCAGCAATCGGTGCAGTATTAAAAGGCATAATGCAAAATCTTCGTAATTGGTTGCTCGATAAAATTAGACGAGGTATTCAAGATTTAATTGATATGATATTTCCAACCCTTGCCAAACAATTAAAAAATACCATAATAGGACAAATTATTGATAATATTCTATGCAAATTTAAAGATATAATCAAAAACCTTGGCAGTCTTGTTGGAGACTTCTTATTCGAACTTATCGGTAATGTTGTCAATCTTCCTCTTTGTGGAGTTCAGCAATTTACAAACGGATTAATTAATAATGTTGTTGCCAAAGTAGATGAGGCACTGGCACCAATATTAGATGGCATCAATGATCTTTTAGGTGGTGCCGGTAAAATTGTTGGGTCAGTATTTGAAGCACTTGATTTCATTCTTGGATTTGAAGCATATCTTTGCCAAAAACCAAATTGCCCGGAAATTAAATCCACAATATTAGGACCATGGGCAAACTCTCCCGATAAACCTTTTGGAAATGGTTTTGATAATTTTGTTGGCGATGCCGAGAATTATATTTTGGGTGGAGGACTAGAAGAATCCGTTAATGGACTATCAATTTTCGGCGGAAAATTAGGAGACTTGGCAAATGCACCCGATGCAGCATTCCCATGTGATACAGATCCCTTTAAATGTGGTCCACCATCCATTGAAATTTTTGGTGGTGGTGGTATTGGTGCCGTAGGTAAGGCAGTTATTGATAGATTTGGTAGAATTTATGGAATCGATATAGAAAATGGTGGTAGTGGATACACAAAACCTCCATTTGTAAGTATTATTGATCCATGTGATAATGGTAGAGGTGCATCTGGATATGCAGTAATTGATTATGAAACAGGACAAGTTATTGATATTCCAGTGATTAATCCTGGATACGGATATCCAAATGCACCAACTGGTTTTGATGAATTTGGTGATCCGGTAGATCCCACATTACCTGGTGGCGGAGGAACCACTCCTGGTGGTGGAGATACTATCATCGATCCTGATATTGTAGTGAATGACTACGTGGTTTGTTTAAAAGGTTTTGATATTATTTCTACAGGACTTGGATACACACCCACAGATGAAATTATAATTACACCAGACGTTCCAAATTTAAGGGCAAGTGTCAGAATAACAGAGGAGGGTCAAATTGTTAGTATAACCTTGACTGATGAAGTTTGTGGTTTAACTGATATTCCAACTGTTACAATAAAAAGTCCGACAGGAGAAGGTGTCAAAATTAGACCAAGATTCTCCTTCAAGAGACTTACTGATGATATTGAAGAAGAAACACCACCAGAATTGATTGTTCCCGTAGATAAGGCAACTACTAGTGATGGTATTATTAATGCTCTTGCTCAAAGAAGTGTTGTTCGTGTAATTGATTGTGTTGGAAATACTGCCCCAGTCATCGGATATGTTAATGGTCAACCATATTCTGGACCATTCCATGTTCACCCATCCAAAGGCGTGAAAATGGTTGGTGCCTTCCATATTCGTGGATATCATGATACAATCTATGATACTGCTGAAGAAAGTTTAAATAGAAGAAGATCTACTCAACTCTCGACTCCTGCACCAGCAACCCCCCAAACTCCTGCATCGACATCGAGACCTGCACCAACGCCAAGACCCACACCAGCACCAAGGTCTGCTCCCACACCCACTCCAAGACCTGCACCCACTCCAAGACCCTCCCCATCACCACCATCGTCATCACCCGGTGGCGGTGGTGGATATGGCGGATATTAAAATTAAAAAATTATGACATTTATCCCAGAAACTTTAATTACAGATAATCCACACGGATTATTGTGCTTTGGTCCTATCGCACCAGAAGATGGAGATGACGGCAGTGCAATGTCTTTATTTTTGGATGGCGGATATACTCAACTATGCAATAAAAACGGAAATTTATCTGTAATTGTTCCCGGTAAATCTGAAGAACTTTGTGGAACCGAATTGGTAAAGGGTGACCAACAAGAAGCATCAGAAGAGGCAATTGCAAAACATATTGTTGCAAGAAATGGTGACATCTGTATTACTGCCGAGAATGGAAATATAAAATTCAAGGCAAAAAACATATATGTAGAATGTATAGGTAATGGTAATGATGGATCATTTTTGTTAAAAGCAAATGATCACATTGAAATGATTGCTGGTGAACAAATGACCATGGGAGCATCAAAAATATGCATGGTTTCATCTGATGCCATTACTCTGAATGCTCAAGGTTTTTTGAATTTATTCTATGCTGATGTAATTCAATCATCTCCTCTTAATGTGGTTTCAAGTATACTGCAAGGAGATATACTTAAAGGATTTATAGATACTGTTAGAAAAACTTGTGGATAAGGAGTAAAAATGGCATTTGAATCTTTAGAAACAAATCACTTAGATGTTTTCAACTCTTTTACCGGTGGCGGTGTTGTATTTCCGAAAGGATTTACAGAACCCGGCGGAGGTATTCTATCGGTATATAAGGGACACTTTGGACAAGGATCTAGTGCAATTCCTTATAGTGCATCATTAGTTGCTGGACCTTCTGTTGGTCCTATTCCCACTCCATTAACATGGAACTTTTTGGGTCTTGGTGCTGAAGTAGGAACGAGAAATTTGATTGGCGTAGATGTAAAGATTGGTTCTGATATATCACTAGGTGCAATCTCGGCAAGATATAGTGCGATATTTAATAAAATAACCGGAAAAGAAGTAACTGTAGCTCCGGCAGATACTTCTGTGGCACCGGCAGAAACACATGTATCTGCTGCTGGAAGTTTATTTGGAAATTGGAATTATAATGGACTGAATCTAGGACTTCTTCATACTCACTCTGATGCAAGACTGAAAAAAAATATTGAACCCATCCCCAGTCCCTTGACAAAGGTGCTACAATTAAATCCTGTATATTATGAGTGGAGAGAAGATATTCTTCCCTCTGCATTTGTAAAAAATCATAGACAAGGCAGACAAATTGGTTTAATTGCACAAGAAGTTGAGGAAATCATTCCTGAAGTTGTAAGAGAGGAAAAAATTTATGATGATGAATGGAAAGGCGTCAACTATGAAAAACTCACTGCCATGTTGATTGGAGCAGTCAAAGAACAACAAAAACAGATTGAAGAATTGAAAACTAGAATTACTGAATTAGAATCATGAATGAAAATTTAGCAAATAGAGCTCTCGAAGTTTTAAACAGAGACCAGGATCAATTAAAAGGTGCATACGAAAAACAATCTGATTATGATGCACCGGATAAAATAGAAAAAGTAACAGTCACAGAAAATTCTGATGGAACTTGGAGTCAGAATAAAGAACTTGTCGAGAGTGGATTTAAAGATGGGAGTGTTATTGGAGAAAGAGAGGCAGAAATTGAAGAAGAAGCAGAAATATTACAAGAGTTTTGTGCAGAAATAGACAATAAAATTATTGGTATTCTCACTCAAATTGATGATAAGAAAAGAGAAATAGTTACTCTATCACTTACAGCAGGAATTTCGACTGGAACAGTAGATAGTCCGCTCAATTTTTGCAACTCATCATTGGGTGTTGGTATAGTTACATTATTTGATATAAACGAAGACACAGAAACTGTTAAAATATACACCAAGATGGCAGGTCCTAATGTTGATTACGGGACAGAAAATCCATTTGAACCTGACACAACCATATCTTTAAGTGGAGTGACAACACACTATGCAGGATTTGGATACGAGAATGTTGCCGAATCATTCATTTATAAAAATAGTGCCGGATCTGTAACCGGACTCAAAACAGATGGAAGTGGACCAGGAATTTCTACAAATGGTAGACTTGATTTAGCAGGAACCGGAACACCTTTTAGTGGTGCTTTAACATGTGCTCAAATAAAAACTCAAATCGATTCCTTGTATGATGATATTATTGTGCTCCGAAATGAAATAGGAACACTTCGAGGCAATCTTAATATTGTTAAAAATAAGAAATCAGAAAAAGAATTACAAAACTGGGGATGTAAAAATATTAGATCCGAAGTTAATGCTAGAGCAACTTCCGAATCATCAGTAATATCTGCCGTTGTGGGTCTATCAACAAGCAATTGATGCTACTATATAATTAAACCAATTGGACATGATGATATGGGGAACGAACATGTCAGCAGCATTCTAGTCGATATTTGTAAGAGAACCGTTATTGTTTTAGGCAATGAGGGTGATACGAGAGTAATAGAATGTGAGACCGTAAATGAGTTCATGAATGTTCTAAAGATTATTGATGAAAACATCGAACCAGAGATGGTAGTGTATGCCAAACTTGCAGTTCGTAAGAAAAGAAATTCAATTAATAAAGGTAACTAAATAGAATATAGAAATATTTCAGCAGTAAAATAATACCATGCCTCTGAATAAACTAGATAATTTTATCAAGAATACTGAAGGTCGCATACTATATGTAAGTCCATCAGATCTGGACGCAACTGATAGTATTAATAATCAGGGTAATTCTCTTGCTCAACCATTCAAAACTCTTCAGAGAGCACTGCTAGAGTCTGCAAGATTTTCTTATTTGCAAGGAAATAGTAATGACTTGATTGAGAGGACAACTATTCTTCTCATGCCTGGAATTCATGAGATTGATAATAGACCTGGTTTTGCTCTTAAAAGTATTGGTGGAGTCGCAAAAGTATTTTCTCCTGGTGGTGGAGAAACCGCAGCATCAGATACTTTATCTCTCAAACTAGATTCTAATTTTGATATCAATCAAGAAGATAATATTCTTTACAAGTTTAATAGTGTCAATGGTGGAGTCATCGTTCCCAGAGGAACATCCGTTGTTGGTCTTGACTTAAGAAAGACTAGACTTCGCCCAAAATACGTTCCAAACCCAACAGATGCAACAGTTGCTGGATCTTCGATTTTTAGAATTACTGGTACATGTTACTTCTGGCAGTTCTCATTCTTTGATGGCGATGATAAGGGCACAGTCTACACCGATCCCACAGATTTTTCCGTAGATAATAGATCTAAACCAACGTTTTCACACCATAAACTCACTTGCTTTGAGTATGCTGATGGTGTTAACAATGTCAATAACTATGATCTAACCGATCTTGACATGTATTATGCGAAACTTTCTAACGCATATAATCAAGCATCGGGTAGAAATATTGATCAAAAATATCCTGCCAATCCACAAGGATTTGAGAAGCAAAGACCCGAATGGGAAATTGTCGGTGCCTTTGCATCCGACCCAATACAAATTGATTCGATTGTATCAGGTAGTGGCGGAACTCCAAGTAGCATCATCACTGTTACTACTAAAGAAAATCATGAATTGCAAGCAGGAACTCCAATCAAGATTATTGGAGTCTCCCCCAATGACTACAATATTTCCACAAAAGTCCAGGGCGTTTCTACAGATAATCCAAAAGTATTCACATATTTACTCCCAGACTTTAGAAAAAATCTGGAAACTCCCGGTACTGCATCAAGTGCTAGTGTAACTATTGAGACTGACACCGTAACTGGTGCGTCTCCATATATCTTTAACATCTCTCTGCGTTCAGTCTTCGGCATGAACGGTATGTTGGCAGATGGAAATAAAGCATCTGGATTCCGTTCAATGGTCGTGGCTCAGTTCACTGGAGTCTCACTTCAAAAGGACGATAGAGCGTTTGTAAAGTATAACAAATCAAATAGAGTATATGATGGTCTTTCTCAATCTAAAGTAACTGGTAGCACTTTGTCGGTAGAGTCATCTTCTACCAATCCAAATACTGTCTACCATTTAGATTCTGGTGCGGTTTATAGAAATGGATGGGAAACCACACACATTTCAATGACCAATGATGCAATCCTTCAGATTGTTTCTGTGTTTGCTATTGGATATAACAAACACTTCTTTGCAGACACCGGTGGTGACGCATCAATCACCAACTCTAACTCTAACTTTGGTCAATTATCATTAACTTCTGCAGGATTTAAAAAAGAAGCATTTGCAAAAGATAATAAAGCATTTGTCACTAACCTCATTGCACCTAGAGCAATCACCAGTGAGCAAGAAAATATTGATTGGCAGGCATTAGATGTTGGTATTACAACATCAGTTGCAAATAATAGAAGATTATATCTTTTTGGATTTACTGACAAAGATGTAAAACCACCAATTTTAACGCAAGGATTCCGTGTTGGTGCAAAAGTTGAGGATAAACTATTTGTAGATTTTAGTGCAGTTACAGGATATGGTGTAAGTGAAGCAAGAATCTTAATGAGTGATGAGGAGACCAGTAGTGTCAAAGAACATCGTGTAGCATCTGGTCCAGCATCTAATGTTTTCTCTATCGGTGCTCACAATCTTTCTACGGGTGAAAAGGTTATTATTAGGAGTGATGATGGTGATCTGCCAGAAAACATTACCGCAGAAACAATATATTTTGTCATTGATAATGGCAACAACAATGATATTAGATTAGCATCTTCTTTCACTTCCGCACAAAATTCTACTGCAATTGAGGTTTTCGGAGGAACTAACCTCACTATTTTAAGTAGAGTATCTGATAAGGAACCCGGAGATCTGGGACATCCAGTTCAATATGACACCACAAATACCCAGTGGTATATCAATACCAATGCTGGTAGTGAAATTTATACTGCATTAACTCAAGTTGGTGTTCAAACTAATGCTGGATTGGATGCTAGAACTGACACTTCATTCCTGAAGAGAATTGCAGATACTAGAAGTTTAGATGAAAAGATTTACAAAATTAGAGTTGTAGTTCCAAAAGAACTTGCAAACGGAAAAAATCCTGAAAGTGGATTTATTCTTCAAGAATCTAGTTCTACTGGTGTAAGAACTGATGCAGACTTTGATTTGTCCACAATCACAGTGAATGATTATGATTTCAATAGAAATCCTAGATTCATCGGTAGTTGTACATTCTCTGGCAGCACTGTATCGATTAGATCTGAATTACCACATAATGTAAGTGTTGGTGATGTTGTTATTGTCAAAAATGTAACTGATACAACTAACACTGTTGGCACAGCAAATAGTGGATACAATGGCACATTCACAGTTGGGTCAGTCACCAATGACATGGAATTTACATATGAAACTGGTAGATCCCTTGGTCCGGCACTTACAAATGATTTAACTACTAGAAATAGTTCCCTGCCAAGATTTGAGATTAACAACTTACAGAATAATCTGTTTGTTTATAGAAACGAAACAATTTCTGAATATATTGATGGTCAGCAAGATGGTATCTATCACATCTATGCACTGAATGCCGATGTTGGAGTCACCACAGAGTTTAACTATAAGTATAATCAGAATGTTGTTGATCTTTATCCACAATTGGATAGAGATAATGTTAATGATAGTCCAACATCAACTAAATCGTTTGCTCTTAGAGCACCTCTTGGTGCAGTTCAAACAAGTGATTTGAAGAAGAGTCTTACGAGAGAATCCACAGACTCTTTTAACAAAAAGTTTAAAAGGCATTTAGTCGTATCTTCAGAATCCGATCTCAGTGTTGTTGCTGGTATTGCAACTCTAACTTTCACAGAAAATCATGGTTTCTCCGGAATTCTAACTCATGAAGGTGCAATCACCGGTGGTTCTGGTCACGTAAATGGAACACACTACAATGTAAAACTCTTTAATGAAGTTGGATTGTCTAGTTGGAATGGTGCTACTGCCATTGTTGGAGTATCTGGTGGTGCTGTTGTCAGCATGGACGTTCAATCATCTGGATCAGGTTATCAGGATGGAGATGAATTATTCTTTGACACCGCAGCAATCGGTGGATCTGCTAATGCAAAAATTGCCGTTGCCACAAGAGGATTATCTAATGCAAATCTTCTCAGCACTGATGGTAGTGTTCTGCAATTAACTGGTATTGGAACCACGGCATTTGGTCTTTACAGAGTTACTGGTGTTCCTGGAAGAAATCAAGTTTCTATTGCAAAAACAATAGGAGATCCATTCTCTATCGAAGGACAATATGGTATTTCTGTAGCTCCTGTTGGAAAAGTTTCCTCAAATTCATTTAACTCTAGCACAGGGACTCAAACATTCAATTGCTCAACTCCTCACGGATTAGTTGCAGGTAATAGATTTAGAGTAACTGACTCCAGTAATAACAATCTTGGAGATTTCTTGGTAAAATCAAGAGTTGGTGTTAATACTTTCACCGCAGTTACAAATGCAAGTTTGTCTGCAGAGTATATTCTTAAGCACGGACTATCTGCAAATGATGGCGTCTCTGATAAATCTAATGAGAATCTTGCATCGAGAGGTATTAGTTTCTATGACACTGAAGTTTTAAGACTGGGTGGTTTTAATGGAGATAATACTCTGCAAATATCTGCGGTCAATTCTGGTATTGCCACAACGAAGAGATTCCCTCTAGGTTCTTATCTCCAGGTTGACAGCGAAATCATGAGAGTTGTTAGTAGCACTCTCGGTGGTGTAAGTGATAATGAAATTAGTGTTGTTCGTGGTGCTTTAGGAACAGGAATCTCCACACATGATCCCGGTTCGCTTATCAATAAAGTTGACCCAATTTCAATCGAATTCCGTAGACCATCTATTATTCGTGCATCCGGTCACACATTTGAATATCTAGGATATGGTCCTGGAAACTATTCTACGGGTCTTCCACAAGTTCAGGACAGAACTCTAACAGAGACTGAAGAATTCCTCTCTCAAGCACAAGAGAGAAGGGGTGGTGTTGTTGTTTACACTGGTATGAACAACAAAGGAGACTTCTATGTTGGAAATAGAAGAACATCCTCTGCAACTGGTGAAGAAACTACATTTGACATTCCGGTCTCAACAGTCACTGGAGAAGATCCAGCAAGATTGAGTGTTGTTTTTGATGAAGTCACTGTAAAAGAGAGACTTGTAGTCGAGGGTGGAGATGCAGGTCAAATTCTCTCTCAATTTGATGGTCCGGTAACTCTTACCAAGGAGATTACCACCAAGGACAAAATAACCTCAAAAGGTGTGGTTAAAATTACTGACACTACTCAATCAACCAGCACAACAACTGGAGCACTCGTAGTTGATGGTGGTGTTGGTATTGCCAAAAACTTAAATGTTGGTGGAGACATCAATGTTACGGGCAATACGAGTTTTACAAATAATCTTACTGGTGCAGGTGCCACATTCGGCAATATTCAGATTGCGATCACCGATGACAACACAATTGACACCACAACTGATGATCTGAAACTTGATGCTGCCACTAACAGAATTGCTGCTAATGCTAATTTAAGTGTTGACGGAGAGTTAAATGTAACTGGCATCTCTACATTTGCAGGACAGGCAGTATTTAATACTGGCATCGTCCCAGATGCTGATGAGGGTGCATATCTTGGCACTACATCATTACCATTCTCCGAGGCACATATTGGCGAAGTTATAATTGCTAGTGGTACAGGTGCTAATGAGGATAGAACCATTACAACCGCATCTGGTAGTTTATTCCTTGATGCAGATGGAACTAATCCTGTTAATGTATTAGCAGATGTATTAGATGTTGATGGCAATCTGAATGTTGATGGCACATCACAATTTGATAGTAATGTCAATATGGGCAGCAATCTAACGGTTGCTAGTACTCTTGATGTTAATGGTTTAGCAGATATTGACAACGTTAGAATTGATGGCAACACCGTCAGCACGTCTAGCGACAAGTTAATTCTTGATTCTGATTCTGGTGAGGTTGAAATTAATGACAACTTAGATTTGAACGGAACATTAAATGTTTCTTCAACATCAACATTAGGTGGTAACACTGCCATTACCGGAACATTAACAGTCACCGATGACATCACCGCATTCTTCTCTTCTGATGAAAGATTGAAGGAGAATATCACACCAATTGAACAACCTCTTGCCAAGGTACTTTCAATTAGTGGTAATACATTTACCTGGATTGAAGGTGGTGTTCATGAAGGTGAGGACACCGGTGTTATTGCACAAGAAATTGCTGCTCTTGGACTTCCTGGACTCACTGTTACTAGGGAAACTGGTTACATGGCAGTTAAATATGACAAACTCACTGCACTACTTATTGAGGCAGTCAAGGAATTATCAGCAAAAGTTGAAATTCTGGAGCAAAAATTATCAGATAAATAACTAGATGGAGATCCTAAAGTATTCTAAAGTAGATGGCAAATTATAAGAAGTCCTTTAACTTTCGTAATGGTGTCCAAGTTGATAATGACAATTTTATAGTAAATGCAAATGGCCTGGTCGGAATTGGCACATCGATTCCGACCGAGTTTCTTGATGTAAGAGGAACTGCAAAGGTTAGTGGTATTGTATCAACTTCCGATTTATTTGTCACCGAGGACGTATTTGTATCAGGTGCATCAACAGTAACAATATTGGATGCAACCAGTCTTAATGCAACTGGTGTTGTAACGGCACAACAATTTATAGGTGATGGTAGTTTACTATCTGGTGTTGTTGCAATCGCAAGAACTGGATGGGTAATAAACAGTTCAGGTATTTCTACATTAACACATGTTGGTATAGGTACAACTAATCCGGCAACTTTATTGCAAATCGGTGATGATCCAACATCGGCAACTTATGGTGTTGGTATTGATTCAACTGGACAAGGCAACTTTACAGGTATTATTACAGCACAATCCGGTGTTCATATAGACGATAGTATTGTTCATATTGGAGATACTAATACTAAGATTAGATTCCCTGCTGTTGATACATTCACCGTAGAAACAAGTGGTGATGAGAAACTTCGAGTAGGTTCTACAGGAAAATTACAAGTATATAGAGGAACTTCAACAACTGGCAAAACTTCTGGTTCTGAAGCATTTACAGTTGGTAATGGTGCTGGTAGTCATAGATTTGCTGTCTATCCTGATGGCACAACTGTTATTGGTGGTGCGGGTGACATTGCAGATAATAATATTATACTTCAAAATGATGGCAAAATCGGTATAGGAACCACTAATCCTGCACATGATTTAGATGTATATTTAAGTGGTCGGTTAAATGAACTTGGTCAGGGTGGTTATGGTCTATTAGTCGGACCTGGATCAAACACTGGTGGATTTACTTATATGTCTACCGGTGACATAGAGATATCCACTTCTCAGACTTCTAAGGACATTGTATTTTCTGATGCTGTTGGTGGTAATGAGAGAATGCGTTTGACTGGTAGTACAGGTCGTCTTGGTATCGGATCCGATAAACCAACAGAAAAATTGGATGTTGATGGGAATGTTAAGGCAACATCATTTACAGGTGATTTAAGTGGTAATGTAAACAGTGGAATTTCTACCTTTACTGTACTTAAAGTTGGTACAGCAGTCACAATGTCTGCTGGTATTATCACTGCAACGAGTTTTGTTGGTAGTGTAACCGGAAATGTGACTGGTAATCTAACTGGTGATGTAACTGGCAATGTCACAGGATACTTAAGTGGTGTTGCACAGACCGCAGGTTTTGCATCAACTTCATTCGGACTTGATGGCACACCTGCTATTACAGTAGGAAATATTGTTGGTTCATCTGCAACTGTAACCGCACTGGTTGTTGATAATAAACTCGGTATTGGTTCTGATACTCCTGCTGCTGATATAGAGATCAGAAAAACAACAAATACAGCAGTTGATGTTATTACATCACTTAACACTGCGAGAATCAGTGTCGGACAATCTGTAGGAACCGGAAATAGTAGTGGTGTTTTAAGTTTCAACTCCGGAACACTCAGTCTCTCCAATTATGATATTGGTGGTGTCAACATCAATCTTCATTCTGGTGCTGGTATTGGAACGACAGAAAGTTTCAAGGTTCGTTATGATGACAATACCAAGTTCGAGACCACATATGATGGAAAAGTCGGTGTAAATCGTCATGGTATTACACTCACACGAGAACTAGAAGTCGGTGGAAATGTATTCGTCAGTGGTTATGGTCAGTTCTCCGGTATTGTAACCGTAGGACAAGGTGCTAATCAACTTACTCTGGGTGATGGTAGTGCTCTACCAATCTCTAGTAGTGCTGTAATTAATATAACCAGTGGAATTACCACATTCAATGATGTTCTTGTCAATCGTAATTTTAGAGTCGGCACTGGTATTGCCACATTATCAGGTGATACTTTCATCGGAGGAAAGTTAGGCGTTGGAACAGCAAGTGATGCTGGATTCCTTGGTGCTTATTCATCTACAATCTTTGGTGATTTCTACTCTACCGGTGCAATTATCGGCAGAACCGAACTTGGAATCACTACAACTGCTGATGGATCATTACAAGTTGACCCAAGAACAATTCCATCAGGATTAGGACAAGTTGTTCCTGAAGTTGCATATGGAAACTTCCAAGCAGATGGTGGTTCTTTCACAATGTTTGGAGGGACAGGATTATTTGTTCCAACTGTTGGAGTTGCAACCATAGGATATGGTGCAACCAATTTGGGTATGACTCAAAGTGATCATGATAGCACCAAGTATCTGACGAGAATTGGAATCAATACTTACTTTGCAAGATCTGTTCTTGATGTTGGCATGGCAAGCACCACGATGAGCAGTTTTGTCATCATGCCTTCACTTAATAATGAAGAATTAGACATCGTTGCCAACCTTCATACCTCAAATGCTGGTGGTAATCAGAATGTAAATCCAGTTCAATCTGGATTTGGAACAGCAACTGCCAAGAAACTTCTTGGTGATTCCGGTGTTCCTGGTGGTTCTATTGTTTATAACAATGAATCCAGAAGACTCAATGTTAGCACGGGTGGCACAGTATTCTGCGGTATTGCAACATTAACACAAAATCAGTCCGGATATGATTCACTTGCTATTCCCACATTCAATAGCACTAAGAGAAACTTAATGAGTGGTTATGGCAACCTTCCTAAAGGTGCAATCATGTATAACACAACCACAAATAAACTTAACTTCTGGAATGGTTCTGCATGGGAAGCAGTAACAAGTTCAACCTAATAGCTTGACAAGACTCTAAAAACCCTATAGACTACCTTTGTCCGGGTTGAAGAGGAAGCTCTAAGACACTATAAAAACCGTCTACCAGGTCGCACTGGGGGCGGTTTTCTGCTATAATATGTTCATACAGGACAGGAGAGCACTTGACCATCACCTTGCGACCCCATCAGAAGGAAGCAGTCAATGCGATGTGGGACAACAACAAAGGTCAGGTCATCATCCCTACTGGTGGTGGTAAGACCATCTGCATGATTGAAGATGCCATGACTAACATGGAACTGATCAATCGTGGTCAGACATTTGTTATTGTAGCACCACGTATTCTGCTTGCCGAACAACTCTGCAAAGAATTTCTTGAGTTGATTGATACTACTTACACACATGTAATGCATGTTCATAGTGGTGAAACTGAGTTCTTCAGTAGCACCAAACCAGAGAAGATTGCATTATTCAATAATACTGCAAGATCTGCTGGTGAGAACTGCATTATCTTTACTACATACCATTCGTTGCACCGCATTCAAGAGGCAGATATTGAAGTAAACACCATTTACTTTGATGAAGCACATAATAGTGTGCAGCGTAACTTCTTCCCTGCTACTGAGTTCTTCTCTCACGATGCTGATCGTTGCTACTTTTTTACTGCTACTCCTAAGCATTCTCTTACCATCTTCAAACCAGGAATGAATGATGGTGCTGTCTACGGACAGGTGATTTGCAATGTTCCTGCACCTAAACTTGTTGAAGAAGGTTATATTCTTCCCCCCAAGGTTGTGGTCCAGCAACTGCCACAGGGTGATTTCAAGCAGTCTGATGAGAGAAACCTCCTGGATACTATTGATGCAAACTCGCTCAATAAGATTCTTATTGCTGCACGTTCTACCAAACAGATTGTGCGTCTTGTGAGTCAGTCTGACTTTTGCTATGAACTTAAGGAGCGTGGATACAACTGGATGTATATCACTAGCAAGACTGGTGCTATCATCAATGGTAAGAAAGTATCCCGTGAAGAGTTCTTCAAAACTCTGAATCAGTGGGGTCAAGATGATACTCGTTTCGTCGTGATGCACCACAGCATTCTGTCTGAAGGCATCAACGTCAAGGGACTGGAGGCAGTCCTGTTCATGCGGAACATGGACTACATCGGAATCAGTCAGTCTATCGGTCGTGTGATCCGTCTGGGTGGCACTCAGAAGACCTTCGGACTGGTTTGTGTGCCTGTCTTTGACAAGGTGGGCATCAGCACTGCCAGGAGCGTTCAGGCAGTGGTTGACACTGTATTTGAGCAGGGTGAACCTGCCATCTCAGTGGTCCGGAAGTAGAACTGTCCACCAGGAGCAGACACCCTGCTCCACTCTGCTATAATTACAAAGTAATCAAGGAACACCATGAAAGTCAAAGTTCAACTCTATGTTGCTGGTAATGTATTTGATGAAATTGTGCAAGCAAAAAACTATGAGGATGCAAGAAAAACTGCACTTGCACGTAACCCTACGGCAACTATTGTGAGCGTCACTGCTGTGTTCTAATGTCAGAATCAAAGGATTATAGAAAGTTCTACACTTGTCCTAATAGAGATATTCTGGGGGACAAGTGTGGTGATCCTGATGGTTATGTCACCAAGAATGGCATGTGGGTAGCAGTTCCTCTCGCAGGTTCAAAAAAATTTGTTATAATTAATAACGGATCGATTGTTCACACATCACGGAACTATCAATCTGCTGTCTCATACATAAAAAAGAACTCAAAAAAACGATGATGAAGGACCAAAATCAAATCCCTGAAGGTGAAAGCAAGCAAGACAAATGGAATCGTGGTCTTGACATTTTCATTGAATCTGTTATTAAACCTGATGCATCCCTTCGTCAGTGTGCTCACAACCAAAGATGCTATCATGAATTGATGGATGTTCGTTCTGATGTTCTTAATTATTTAAAAACAAAAAGATGGTAAAAAGTTATGAATCCAGACGAAATTACTTTAGACACTACTAGCAGACAATTCACCTATGAAAAGATGTCTCGTGATCTTGACAAATTGAGCATGGAGGAATTGAGAGACATGTGTAAATGTTACATGAAACTCTATTTGAAACAACAAGAAGTTATGATTAAACTCTCATGAAAAATGAAACACGTCTCATAATGGAGTCACAACTGAACAATGTCTGCAAAATTCTCAACGGAAAATGGTACAGAACATCACTTCTCAACTCCAGAGGAGAAACAGAAGAAAGAATCATCATATCTTATTCCAATTTTGATGCTTCTGGAAATGATATCATGAACAAAAATAAATAAAAACAAAGAAGTATAAACATATGCTATCCACACAATATCGTCTTCGTCTGGAGTTTATTTGTAAATGCATTGCAAATGGAGAAGAAGTGAAATTTGATGATATGGTTTGGGCACAGAAACTTGCCAAAGCAAACACAACAGCAAATGAAATGTTGAAGAAGGCAAGAAGACAATCTGCTCAAGATATTCAAGAAGGAAGTATCGATGATTTTTGCAATAGGATGGGACTAGGAGACCCGGATCCATCCAAACATAGCACAGGGTTTCAAAATACAGACGAAATCGTAGAGTGGTTTCATCAAGATAAACCTGATGACTGGAGGCAACGTGACTAATGACTTTCTAGACAACTTGGCAGCAAATCAGTATCTTAAGATGCATCAACCTAAAAAGATGAACATCACTCCTCAAACATATATTGATATGAATAAGGAGTTTGAAGAAGAAGGCACTGCCGTTAGAATTGAAGTTCCCACACAGGAAGCAATCGATAAGTGGTTAAATCACAAGGAGGACATTCACAAACGAACTACAGAACCAGTTGACATGGTTGCTAAAATGTGGGAGAAGTATAGGGAAGAGAATGATAATTGATTATGACCACAAGCAGATAGAAGTTCCGCAAGAAATTGTTGAATACTGTGATGTTTTCACATATGATGCAGATCATGACGATTTACGTTATATTGATTGTGTTTACATGCACATGGGTTATTATGGAAACAGCATAGATCATTTGTATGAACTACGCCAACAAATTGTCCCTGTCTTTGATTAAATGAAAGAGTTTGATTATGAACTTGATTACAAGTCACTTGATTTCACAGATGCAGAAACTCGCAAACTTTATCGCATTGGAAGGGGCGAACAAGGAGTGCTATTGGTACGCCCTTACACTAACGACATATGTGCTCATTGGAGATTTGTAGATGAAGAGACTGCTGTTAAGTCTTCTGATACGATTTACCAGATGTTCTGTACTTACAGACGGAAGAAAGATTTTATTGGCATGGACATGGCACGGAAATTCCTTGAAATGGGTTTCACTCGCGCCAGAAGGTATGCCAATCACTCTTCGGGACGCAAATATGATTCCAACAGGAAAGTTCGTCCGCAGGAATCAGATTGGAGAACGAATGAGAAAGCAAAAGCTGCAGCAATCTTCAAGGTAATTCGTGATAAGGCAGCATATGATCCTACATATAAAGAAATGAGAAAGGAATGGAGGTCAAATGAGTGAGCAAAAACATATTGTGTGCCTCAAATGTGGTGGAAAAGGATGTGAAGTTTGTCACTCTGGGTGGGAATGTACTATGACAGAGTTTGGTGTATGTAATAAGTGTGATATGGGCTGGGAGATAGGGAGAAATACAAATGAAAGATAGTAATGGGTGGACAATAAGGGATCCTATTAGTGATGATGAGTGTATCTTAATTTGCTTGCGTAATGCTCCATGTGGGACTGATATGAAACAAGTGAACAAACTTATTAAACATTATGAATTAAAAAATGATTCGATCCAACATTCTTGAACCAGAGTTCAATATTCTGTTTCCGTATCAAACATTTCCGTGGAGATTGGAGTATGATAGAACTGTGTGTCACTTTGAGTGTGAAGAACACTTGCAAAAATACCTTGACAGGTATAAACTAA